CTGCTCGGCGAGTTCGACATCAACTGGCGATGCTGCCGTCATTCGGTGTCATCTCGAGCAGGCGCTTCCGGCCGGCCTGCAATCGATCGATGATCTCGAGCGATCCCGTCACCTGCGTTTCGGTGCGCTCGCGGTAGAGCGCCGGACGGAAGCGTTTCAAGAGCGCCAGCAGGAGCTGGTCGGAGTACTCGACGTCGTAGAGGATCTTGCGGCCGTGCTTCACCGGGCGGCCCTGGTGAAGCACCATGCTCTTGACGCCCTCGCGTGCCCGCCGCACGGCCTCGTCCTCGAGCGTCTGCGCGGCCTGGTCCTGTACCGTCTCCCAGGCTAGGCGATAGACCGCGTCGGACTTCAGCCATTGATAATGCAGCTCTGGCCGGATCTTCGCAGCACGGCCGGCGGCGTGGACGGACGCGGTTGTGCGGTAGGCGGCGATGAACGCGCGCTTCTTCAGGAAGCTCTCGTTCTTCTTCGACTTCGAAACCTCAGGCACGCTTCAGCTCCCAGACCCGCGGGGGGTTGGTGTTCGTCTCGTGATCGTGGATCAGGGACTGCGGGTTGCCGTGGCCGCGTCGGGCCTGGTGGTCATCGCCGAAGCTCAAGAGGTTGATCTGGACGACGCGGCCGTCGCGCCGGCGCACCACCTCGGCGTTCGGCGCCCGCTCGAGGGCGCACGCCCGGTGTGAATCGACAAGCTCCATGCCGTAGCGGGAGTAGACCGGGGTTTTTTCGGGGAAGGATGCGGGCGTAAATCACCCAACGAGGAAGAGCATCCGTCTATTCTTTGGCACTGCCTGTGGCCGGACGGGCGGCCGATGTGAAAACGAAAACCTGAACTGTTGGTTTAGTGTATATTCACGTTGCAATGACAGTCAAGGAGTTGGCCCGCCAGGTCCAGTAGCGGCCGCGCCGCGTCCTTCCTCGCCGCCCGCGTCTCATGGCACTTGCGCCGCCAGGTCGCCAGATCATGACGTCGATGATGGAGCCGGCAAAGGGCCTCGAGGTTGCCCTCGTCGTTGTTCGCCGGGTTCTGGTCGAGGTGCGCGACATCGAGCCGGGTGGCCCGCCCGCATCGCCGGCAACGGTGCCCGTCCCGTGCGAGGATGCGAGGGCGGGTGACCGTGCGCCAGCGGTGGCCGTAGGGCGTCATAGCGGGTCCATTCCTGCCTCGGCCGCCCGCTCCCGCCATTTCGTGATATCGGCTCGCATGTGTAGAAAGCGTGCCCCCACGCGCAGGGTCATCAGATTGATACGGCCAGGCTCGTCGATCATCGGATTCGCATCCCAAACGGGCGAATCGATCCATTGCCGGAAATACGCCCCGATCAACTGCACGTCACGAGCGGTAAGCGTGTCGTCGCGCAGGTAGCGTTTTATCGCGGCGGCAAGCTCGCCGCCCGTCTCGTGCATCCAGTACTTCGGCGCTTCCGGACTTGAGGGATCAGGACGGTTCTTCATAGCGGATCGAGCCCCAGTGCAGCAGCGAAACGCATCAGAGATTGTGCCAGTGCCGTCTCTCCTTGCTGCAATGCCGTGCCCGTCGACCGCCCGAGCAACTGGATGAATTGATCGAGTTCCTCGCGGGACAATTCCAGCCGGAACCGATTTTTACCCAGCTCTAGAAGCACCACTCTTTGCTACTCTAACGAATCGCGGCGGCGCCTCCCCCCGGAGCCGCCGCCGCAAGCGATGGATAACAACTCGTGACGAAACCAGAATACATCAGCAAGCGCCGAGCCGCCGAGGCCCTCGGCATTTCTCCACGCCGACTGCTTGAGCTTTCGCAGTCCGGACGGATCAAGCGGCACTACCATAACGACCCGCAGACGCACCGGCGAGCTGCGGTGTTCGCGCGCCCCGACGTCGAGCGCCTGGCCGCCGAGCGGATCCAGGCCGCGCCTCAAAGTGCGGCGAGCGTTGCGATACCTGGCGGAACCCTGCGGCCATCATCGCAAGCTATCGCACTTCCAGCGCTCGAAGCGCCCGCTCGCCCCTGGCTCACCGTCGACGAAGCCGCGGAGTACACCGGCCTGCCGGCGTCGTTCCTCTCGGCGAGGATCGTTGACGGCAAGCTCGCCGCGCTCGACGTCGGCGTGCGCTCAGGCGGCCGCTGGCGCGTCAATCGGCGCGATCTCGACGCGATCGCCGGGGAAGCCTTGGCGAACAAAAACCGTAATTTAGGTTAAGGTGAGTCTAGACGTACTAGTTCAAGGCTCGAGGATTGCCGTTCGACGCCGAATCGGCATAACGTGGTACTCGTCCTTCTGATTGCAGGCTGTGTGTTCGTCCGCTGCTCCGGCGGTGTGTGGCCCGCTGCAAAAAGTAAGGCATTCATTTCACCGGGAGGTGAACTGTGTGCTACCTTGTTGCTGTCCGGTTGATCGCCGGACTGTTTAACGGTGGAAGCGGCGGCCGCGGTTCTGTCCCACAGAGCCATCGGATAGCGGTCGTCCTTCCCCTGCCCTCTTTATCCGAGAGGGGGAAGCGCGACGACTAAAACAGCCCCAACCCGAGCCCGAGAAGTTAACAGACCCAACAACCTTTTCCCGACGCTCCTACTCCGAAGCTACTCGAAAATCAGAGCCGTAACTAGTTTGTACTTCAGAATGTTAGAGGGAAGGAAGCATGGTTGCTTGGCTGTTTTGGCCCTGCAACCAGACTTACAGCCCGATCATGGCGGCTGCGTTCCCGCGAAATACATTCGCTCTGCGGATATAGCGCCTCAAGACTCCGAGGCATCGATGGCCGGTATGGTTGGCGATCGTCAGCTCCCCGACGCCGGCCTCGGCCGCGGCGGTGATGAATCCCGCCCGCAGCGAGTGACCACCGTATTCACCGGGATCGAGGCCGAGCAGCTCGACGGCGCTTTTGACGACCTGAGACACGGCGTCTCCCCGCTTCATCGGCTCGCCTTCATGGCCCTTGTCGAACCGGGTGAACAGCGGTCCCGATTCGACGCCGCGGATATCGAGCCACGCCTCGAGACACCGCACCGGGCAGGTTTCCTTCCGCTTGCCCTTTGGCAGGCCGATATGCCGGCCCCGGCCAACCTGGTCCTGTTTCTCCCGGCGAACCATCAGGATCAGCCCCTCCGGACAGAATTCCACGTCTTCCAGCGCGAGCGTAACCAGATTCGACCGTCGAAGCGCCGACAGGAAGCCTATGACCAGCAGGGCGCGGTTGCGGATCGCAATCGGTGTCCCTTGTTTCGTCAGGTGCGAGCAGATCTTCCGGAGGTCGCCAACGGACAGGGCGCAGACCTGGCGCGGCCGCTCCATCCGAATCCGCTTTGCGCCCGTGAGCAACTCGCGCACGTTCGTATCGACGGGCGATGTGTGGCCGCCGGCCCGGTGATGATGCGCGATCGCGCTGGTGCGCCGGCTCGCCGTACTAACCTTTCTGCCGCGCATCAGCAAGTCCGTCAGGTAGAGGCACACTGTCTCCGTCGTGGCCGGGAGGTATGGCCGCTCTCTGCTCTCCGCCCAGCGGCGGAACATCGTCCAGTCGTGGCCGTAGCCGTAGATCGTGTTGGGAGCGTGGACCCCTTGCTTCAACCGGGCGCATTCTGCATGGAGATCTGGAATTTGGGGGGGAGGTTGCAGTTGCATCGCAACCGCAAATGTAAAGACGTTCGGGGTGTCAGCGAATCGGGAGTTGCCCTGCTAACCCCGCTACAAGCCTCGCATTATAGCGGGGTACGAGACGCCCGGCCACATGCGAGACATGCATCGATCAGGCCGCCCCCCGGCTGCCGGAAAGACTCATCGCAGGGCCACGATCCGCCAAGATTATTACCCTGCCACAAGTTGAATGGACGCCGGAAAAGGCTACCCGCCCTCCAGCATAAAGCCTTCCCAGCGTTCCTCCAAGTCCCATATTGTTCTTAATTTCACGAGAGGACTGATGAACGTGGAACTAGCCCCCGAATCGAATCAGCAGGCTTCCCAGACACGGCACACCCGCCGCTGCGCCGACTGCCGGCGCGAGTTCGGACACCACCAGGAGTATCAGGGTAGCCCCCGTGGCATCGTCTGCCGGAACCGGCGGGAGTGCGCCGAGCGCGCCGCCCCGGTCAACGGCCGCCGCGGAAAATTGTATGTACATACAATTTCCGGCCCCTTCCGGGAGCCTGACGCCCGGCCCATCGGGGGGAGATTGAAATTGTATGTACATACAATTTCCAAAGCGGTCTCCGGAGATGCACGGTGACCGATCATCAGCATAACGTCAAGCTTATCAAGCAGATGGGTGGCCGTGAAGGCTACAACCCCATACCCCCAGACCAGCACCGGTGGACGCGGGGGAAGAAACGGGGGCCGCTTTACCGGTTCTGGGGATGGATGTGCGACCACACGCTTTCCTATGGGCACCGCTCGCCCTATGCCGTCGACGAAAACGGCAGCGAGCGCCACATCGAGCACGCCGCGGCCGACCTTGAGATGGACCTCGCGAACGCCTATCTCTACTGGCGGAAGGGCATCAATCTTGGACTGTGGCGCAACGGAACGGCCGCGGAAGGAAAACGCCGGATGTTTCTGTGTGGTGAGGTCATCCCGAAGATCGACGAGGACGACGAGGACGAGGGCCAGCCTACCACCGGCCTCCCGCCGTCGATCATCGCAAAGGTGAAGGAATGGTCGGCGGAAACGCAGCGCGAGTTCTGGGCGACCTGGGCGCTCCGAAAAACCGTGCGCGACACTTCTCTCCGCGAGTTGATGGCAGCTGCGCGGGAGATTCTTGACCGTGACGACGACGAGCATCTCAAGACATGGGGGCTTCAGCGGACCCGGCAGGAGCACAACCCGAAGAACATGCCGCCGGAGGAACTGCAAGCACGGCAGGAGCGGATCCAGAAAATCCTTCCGGACCTGGAGAAGCATGTACAAACAGTACAAGCCTTCGTACAGCCCCAGGAATCAGCGCCGTACAACGGTGGGTACAACGCTTCTGTGGCGGCCGCATCATTATTGAATACAGAGAAAGACAGAGAACTACTAGAGAACAACAACAACAGAGCCGATGTGCCGCCTCGCAGCAGTCCGCTGGAAGAGGACAGCGCCGTTGTTGTTGTTGTTCTCGAGGCACTCAGCAGCTACGGCCGAACGACCGAAAAGGCCGCCCGCTCATTCATCGATGAGTGTCGGCGGGCCAAACCAAACTGCTCTGCCGAAGAAATCACAAGAACGACTCATGAACTGGCTGCCGGCATCAACCGTGGTACGAGGAACCCGGTAGGCATGCTGCTGAAACAGGTCCCCGAGGTGTTGAAAACTCTCAGAAGGGCGGCACCGCCCATTGAGTCAGATGAACAGCGGAAGGACGGCGAGGCGGCTTACGTGTTGGCACACCCCGGCGAATTCGATGCCGAATCAATCGAATGGGCTAAGAAACGTCGAGATGGACCGCCCTGAAAGCACGTTCCTCAATGCGGATATCCAGATTCTTTTGCGCCCACTCTGCAACCAGCGGCAGATTCTGCGATGGCAGCACATGAACGTAGCGGGAACCGTCGTGCCATTCGATCAGTATGGTTCCAGGTCTGAAGTGGGGAATCTCGGCATTCAGTTCAGCGTATTGTCCCGGCCGCCAGTGCTGATCGTGGGCGATCAGGAGAAGACGTGGTTGCAAAGCGCGCTCGATCCAACGGCAAAACCCGCGGGCGAACAAATCCGATGTTGGCCAGTCATTCTCCGACGCATAGAACATCGGCTCGTCCCTGTCGGCGTCATCGAGCGGCTGCAGGTTCCATTCGTAGTAATGCGCCGTGAGTTTCCCATCCACCCACATCCCCACTCTCATGAGGTAGGAATCGCCGCGCGCCTTCCCAGGCACGGCGCGCCAGCGGAAAAGGACTTCGCAGAGTTCGAAGTTGGGAAAGACGACGCGGAACTCCGCCGACTGGGGGCTGGGATCAATTTCAGCGACAGAAACCGTGCGCCACTCGTAGTGTCGCTGGCGCTCCAGGCGCCGCCTTTCAACCCTCTGCCGTTCGGCTTCCTTCGCCGCGGCGTCTTTCCGGTACGCAGCTTCGCGAGCCTTGGAATATTCCGCGCGGCACTCAGAGCAGACCATTCCTTCGATCGTTCTAGCGTTCGGGGCGTCTCCGCGGCGTTCCCCCCGAAGCTGAGACAACAGGATCTGACGGCGTTTCCGATCAAACTGCTTGCGGGCGTGTTCCTCATCGGCGGGCCAACGCTGCGCGTATTGGATTTCCCGTTCACACGCGAGGCACGGCCCAGAAATCGTGGATACTATGTACTCTGTCGCGGCCAGCGACGGGAAAACGCGCTTCTCTTCAGAAGTAGAGAATTCCATTTATCTCCTCGAAGTCTTGCGGGTGCGGCGGAAGATCGAGGAGTCGTCCCCGCCGCTACCCCGCAAACCAGTGCGCCCGGTCATGACTCCGGACAAACGAATTCTACCGCGCGAGTACAAAAGACAGGAGGGGGCAGCTTGACCCCCGATGAACTCGCCCGCGAGATCGCCCGGTGTGACGCCGAGATCGCCGCGATGGAGCAGCAGCCCCCCGGCGCGCCGGCGTACCTCACCACGCTCGGGATTGAGGACTGGCGTCGGGAGAAGCAGATGATCGAACGCGAGGCGGCCGGGCGATGATGATCCACGATCACTTCGAGGGCTCCGCACGTTGCGTCGAGTGTGAGGGGAATTGTCGGCTCACCGGGGATGATCTGGCTGTGACCACGCTGGTCCGATACGTCTTCGAGTCGGCAGCGTGGACGCATCGGCATCTGGGCGGTCTAGAGGTGCATGGGATGGAATGCCTGGGCGTCGATGTGAGGCGCTTCGAGCGACGAGCAAAGGAACCTTTTGCGACTCCCAACCCCGTAGTCCGAGAATTATGACGAAGCTCACCAAGATCGTAGTCCGCGAAACTGACGTCCATGAGCGCTCCAGCGCGTTGATCATCTCGCTGCACCCCAGATACCTCACCGTGCGGCTGAAGGGCACCAGAGAGGCTGTAAACGTCGACTATGGGGCTATCCTCGACCTGGGCAGGAAGCTGGCGTACCGGCGGCAGGCGTCGTGATGATCCGCCGCTGCTGGTCTGGCTTGCGGTAGGCTTGGTCTCGTGGCTGCTGAAGTAGATTCTCCACCCGTCCCGTCTGCCGCCACCATCCGCCGGGCACCGAAACCTCCCAAAGTCAAGGTCAAGACGGGCCGGCGTCCGAAGCCCGTTACCTGCGATCGGTGCAAACAGGAATTTGTGAGCGCGACCGAAGCCCGCGGGCACGAGTGCTCCAATCCGAAGCCGATGGGCCGGCCGCGGAAGACGGCCGCGGCCGCGGAGCCTGCGCCTTCAAACGAGGGAGCAAAACCGGAAGCGCCGCCGTTCGCCGAGCCGCCGCACTCGAAAGGCTATACGCGGATCTTCGTGGACGAGCACGGCGCCGACCTGGCCGTGCCGATCACCGAAGAGACGGAGATGACGCGCCGCCGGCCGGCACGGGAGCCGGCGGCGCCCTCCGTTGACCTGGCGCTCCCGGCCGATGTCGAGCAGCGCCGGATGATCGACGAGTACGGCGAGTTGGACAGGCGGATGCAGCTCCGCGCCTCGGACGTGGCCCGGTATGAGACGCTGAAGCGGGCGATCAAAAGCTGGTTCGACGGCGCGCCACCGGACGCCGACGGCACGGTCGAAGGCGAGGTCTACCTGCTGCACCTGTCGGCCCGCGAGCGCGAGCGCCGCGTCCGCGATATGCGCGAGCTGCTCGAGGTGATCGGGCTGGACACGCTGCTCGAGCTGGCGACGGTCGGCCTTGGCGTGCTCGAGGACCGCATCGGCAAGTCGCGCGTCGAGGCGCTCGCTGTCGAGGCGCGCACGGGATCCAGGCGGATCAAGGCCGTGCCGAAGCACCCGGCGGGGATTCAATGACGCGCGAAGAGATGCTGCTCCGGTTTGGGTTCTACTGCGGCCGTATCGGGCGTCTCCTCGGTGACAACAGCTATGCGGAGCGCTGGCACGGCAGGGCGCATGAGTTGACCGAGGTCGACTACATGCGCGAGACGACCGAGATCCAGGGGCACCTGGTCGCCGCCGGCCTGCTCGGTCCCGATGAAGATCCCCTACGAGGCGTTGCGATGAAACGCATGATCGGCGGTATCTTCGTCGGTATTCTGGTCGGCTCTGTCGCAGGTCGACTCCAGATGCTTCTGCCCCCATTTTGGAGCGTAGTCTTCGCGTTTGTTATTTCGCTCGTGGTCACGTTTTGGGCGATCTCCAGCATGCGCGAACTGGACCGGCGGAAGCGAGTCATCGACGAGATCCTCGCGAGTCTGGCAAATACCCGCGAGTCGCCGGCGCGCAAGGATTTAGGGCTTCCGCTGCAATAGCCGTTAGGGGAATTTGGGTTTTTTGGGGAAATGATCTCCCGGCCAAGTAAGGGTTTTTGGAGCACCCGCTCGCCTCGCGCCCGCCTCTAATTTCGCCCCTACGCACAACAGCCGGCCCGACTTGCGCGCCGCGCACCCCGCCTACGATGCCCGTTTTCGCGTATTAACCGCCGCCCCGTCATGCGCTTACGCCGGGTTTTGGTTTGCGACGAAGGGGGGTTGGGAGTCGCAAAAGGTGCTGTTTGTGCAGAAAATCCAGGGTGGCGAAAGTCTGTGCAAACTATGAACTATAGCCTCTGCACCAAAAAGAGGTAATTGTGGTGCGGCTAACCGGCAGGGTCTAGGAGTTGCAGATTCAACAACTTTTGGGGCGATTCGCAAAGGGTTTGTGGTGCGGTCATCCGCCGGTGTTCACGCGCAGAAGCGGTGGCAGAACGGCTGGCAAAATGGGCAAACGGGCGAAATCGCCGGAAGCTACTACGCCGCCGTTTTGAGGGCGCGGATCACCATGCCCATCGACAAACCCAGCTCCGAGCAGATCTGGCGATGCGACTTGCCGAGCAGCTTCAGATTGCGGACCTGGTCCCGGTCGAGGACAAGCCGCCGCCGGCCGAGCTGCACGCCGCGGCGCTTCGCCGCCTTCAGGCCGGCCGCCACGCGCTCGCCGATCATCGACCGCTCGAACTCGGCGACGGCGGCCAGGATGTGCATCAACAATTTCGATGTGGGGCTGGCCTGGTCGGTGTCGATCGACTGGCTAATCACCAGGAACCGGACGCCGTAGTTCTCGAGGAGCCGCAGATGCTCGAGCAGGTTTACGACGCTGCGGCCGAAGCGGTCGACCTTCCAGACCATGACGCAATCGAAGCGGTGGGCCCGCGCATCGCGCATGAGTTTGTCGAGCTGCGGCCGCGATGCCTTGCTGCCAGACCAGCCCGTGTCGACATACTCGCCGGCTACGCGCCACCCGCGGCGCTCGCAGTACTCGCGACACTCATTCAGTTGGAGGGCGCAGGATTGGTCGTCAGTGCTCACGCGGGCGTAGACCGCTACCAAAGGCGGGATTGGTACAGTGCTCATGGGGCTAGCATAAGATATCCGGAATGCCGCAGCCACGCTACAACGACGCTCTGCAAGCCTTCATTAAGCAGTGGCGGCCGAACGATCCCGAACTCGATAAGCGATTTCTCGACGATGTGCGACAACTCCTCGCGGCGGTATTGAAGCCGCCAGCCAACGTCTTCGAGGTCGAAACCATACTGTCACCGAGCGGTGGCAAGGTCGTTCTGAGGCTCGGCGACTACGAGGCGCAGCTCGACCCGCTCGACGCCCAACACCTGGCGCTCTCGCTCATGGAAGCTGCCACATCGGCCCGCACGGAGTCGTTCCTGTTCCGGTTTCTGCTCGAGAGAGTGGCATTCCCACACGATCACGCCACGCTGATGATCGGCGAGTTCCGCCATTACCGCGCCGAGGAAATGCAGAAGGAGTTGGACGGCGACTTCGAGAAGCGTTCGGTGCCTTTGGGCGGCGAGGCGAAGGCATGAGAAGCCGCCGCGCGATCGAGAATCAGCTTAAGCACTTTCAAAACGGATGTCCCAACGCCGGGACCGAAGAGAACGAGATCTGGATTAAGGCGCTCGAATGGGTCCTCGCCCAAGGCGACGATCCGATCGTGGACGGTTCGAGCCCGTTTATGAGACTCGTTACCGTGGCGCTCGCGGCCCGGTCTGCGCTCCGCAGCTACGAGGACGGGAACGCCGCGCCGGACCTGGCGCGTTGGGTCGCCGATGAACTCGAGCGGGTGATTCCCGCCACGCTTGAGGAACGGCATCAGAATCTCGCCGAGTCCCTCGCGGCCACCAGGAGGTCGATCGAGCTACTGGAAGAAATCCAATCCAAGCTGCCCAAGGCGGGCGGGACAGGATGACGCCGGATCATCGCAGGCCGCCGTCGAGGAACGCCCAGAGGATCAGGACGCCGGCGATCAGCGCGTACGCGATGCGGTCGGCGGCCGAGAGACGCCGTTCGCCGGCGCGAGGAAGTGGCTTCATTCCGAAGCCACCCCGAGACGGCGCAGCCACTCGCGATCGCGCTCGTAACGAACCTGGAAGTTCCACTCGATCATCGCCTCGATGTAATCTTCGAGAGTCGCGAAGCATTCGAGCACCGGCTTAGGCGGCATTGCGTCCTCCGGACTTCGAGGCGTTGATGTAAGCCGTCACCACGAACGAGCGAACGTCATCAGGCTTCACGCTGTTGCCGTGGCGCTCGGAGGCCGTCTTGAGCGCCGCGGCGTAAACGTCGACCAACGCATTCGTTTCAAGCACCAGGCGCGAGCTGAACTCGGCGACCGCGGGCGCCATGCGCGACTCAGCGGGTTTGACCGGAGGCGGCGCCATGACCGCGAGCGTTCCATCGCCCTGCTCGCCCGCCTTCCGGCGGTTCACCATGTCGATCGACGCGCGGAGCTGCTGCTCGAGCTGGGACGGCGGCTCGTGTGCGACCGCCGGATGGGCATAGAGGCGAGTCTCCAGCTCGGTCGACGGCTTGTGTTCCCGCGCCGGCGCGGGCGCATAGAGGCGAGTAGGCAGGTTCGTCTTGAAAGGCGCAGGTTGCCGCGGAGCGGTTGCCGGCCGTGCCGGGCCCGCGGCCATCGGCTCGCGCGAGACGGCGAACTCCGTCAGGCGGCCGTCCTTGCGCTTGCAGATCGAAAAGAACTCGCCGTGCGCCAACTGCAACGCCTTGATCCGCGCCGAGGTGAGCGGCGTGACGTACATGACCCGGCCGTCTGTGGTCGAGTACATGTGGCGGTCGTCGCCGCCGGCGAAGTTTGAGGCAAAGACCTTGGGTTCGGTGAAGCGCAGCGCGACTTCCACCGGTTGATCGAATTCGAATTTAATGACGTCGGCCATGTTAGTTGATCTCCTTGAATTCAGTTCGTAGGCGTCCTAGTAGCGGCCCCGGTACTTAAGGCTCGGTTCGATGTCGGTGGCATTCCAGAGCGCCGTGTGGTTGTCGGCGACCCAGTCGTCGGACTGCGGGCTGCCGCCGCGGCGCTCGAGCAGCTCCCGCTCGATCAGGTGCAGCTCGCGGAGCTGCGCGAAGGGGTAATCGCCCCCGTCGTTGTCGGGGTCGTACCGCTCCCGCAGGGCGGCGAGGCGGTCTGTGAGCTGTGCTTCCGTGCTCAGGAGGATCTGGCGTCTTTCTGTGGTCATTACGCGGCCCGCCTTTCGGTGAGCTGGACGTCGTCGCCCTCGGCGCCGGTGAGGTCCGCGCCGCAGTCGCTGCACGTCCACGATTCGCGGAAGCCGGAGTACCCGGCGCTCGAGTCGCAGTCGTCGGCGCAGTCGTAGGCGACGTGCGCGTGCTCGCAGACCGCCTGCTTGCAGGCCTCCGAGCAGAAATCCGTAACGCAACCGCCGTGCAGGGCGCAAGCCTCGCAGATCGCCTTCGAGCAGGCGGCGCAGTCCGCGTGCACATTGGTGAAGTGCCCGCAGGCCTCGCATTCGCGGGTCGTGCCTGAGTATGAAGTTCCGTAGATCATGTGGTTTTCCTTTTGCGCTTTCTTTAGAGCCGCGCTGCTTTCGGCTACTTCTGAATAATAGCTCAGTACCGATACTGAGTCAATAGCTCACTAACGATTCTGGTAAACTATTTTTGTGGCGAGAAAAAAGAATGCAGCTGCCGTCGCATTGGCGGCGCTACGGATGAAGAAGATGACTGCCGAAGAACGCGCAGAGGTGTCGCGGAAGGGCGGCGCGGCCAGCAAGGCGAAGCTCACCCCCGAGGAGCGGAGCGCGATCGCGCGGAAGGCCGGCCTGGCCGGCGGGCGCGGGCGGAAGAAGAAGGCGGAGTGACACAGCGAACAGCCCTAACGCGCTACAGTAGTACCAGCGTCGGACCTAGAGATTGCGCCCCGCTTTCCACATGCCCGACCAAATCCAATACAACTGGCGGATAGCTCTTTTATGAGCCAACTTTCACAGGCAAAGCACGCCCGACCGGGCGATTTGTACGAAAACGACTTTCACGCGTGGGCATTGGATCAGGCGCGGAGATTGAGGGCTGGCGAGCCGCTCGACGGCGAACATATCGCGGAGGAGTTGGAGAGCTTGAGCGGCAACAGAGAGGATGAACTGATCAACCGCCTGGGACTGCTGATGGCCCACATGCTGAAATGTGAGTTTCAGCCAGACAAGCAGACACGCAGTTGGACCGCCACAATTATTGAGCAACGCCGCCGGATCGCCCGCCTTCTGAATAAGAATCCGAGCCTGAAGGGCAAACTGGCCGAGTCGGTCGAGACGGCGTACTTGAGCGCCATGACTCTAGCCGGCGCCGAGACCGGAATCATCGAGCAGGACCTACCGCAGGAATGCCCATATTCGTTGGCGGAGATCCTCCCGGACGACACGCCGCCGCCAAGAAAAGGCCGGAGCAGAAAACGCCATAGCCCGTCGCGGTGATCGCGCGGCGGATGGAACTCTGGAATGGCTACTTTGGACGATGAAAAAGTGCAGGGCGTCTCCCTCTCCTTCGCGGACGATGAACTTACCTGCGAGCTGGCCGACGGACGCACCATTACCGTTCCGCTCTCCTGGTATCCGCGCCTTTTGAGAGCCACCGAAGCCGAGCGGAACGATTTCCGATGGCTCGGCAATGGCTACGGTATTCATTGGCCGCAAATCGATGAAGACCTGACCATCGCCGGGTTTCTGCGCGGCGACATGGCGCCGGGCGGAAAGCGAACTGCTAAAGCGTTGGCATGAGATCGAGAGTGCAAGCGAAAAGCGCACGGCGCAAGTTAGTTGAGAGCATCCGACAAAGCTGTATGGCGCGGCATTACGGGCCTTGCGAGTGCGATCTATGGGCATTGCGCCGGAATCCGACGTGGCGCGCTCGCAAGCGGTGGTTGCGAGCGCATCGGAACAAGGCAAGGAAGTTTCCCACGTGACTTTAGGCGCGCACCAGTCCGGGGTTTCACACGGAATATGACTAACCCCGCCATTCGCATGATCGAGCGCGGCTACCTCCGCGGCGTGCTGGTGTTCGAGAAGCCCGTGCGGTGGGTCCAGCCGGGCGGCGGCGCGCTCGCCGAGATTGGCAAACGGCACGCGCAAGCGGTGGCCGCGGGCGAGCTTGATATGGTCGAGCTGGAGTTTCCCGACTGCCCGGTGAATGACCGCTTCTTCCGCATCGGGACGAACCCGGTGGGGATGCGAGAACCGATCGGAATCGATCTGTGGTAGTTGGTGGGGTGGCTCATGGGATGAGCCTGCAGGTGTTAATTCTTGGCCTTCGGCGCTTTGCGCTTGCCGGCCTTGGCCTTCTGCTGCTGGAAAGCCGCTTCCGCTTCGGCAGGCGCCATTTTCGCCGCTTCCGGAGGCATCGCCGCCCCGAACGCATCTGCGAAGGCCTCGGCGGCCGTCGATTCGCCGTACATCGTCGGTTCGGCATTCGCGACGTAGCGACGAAATGCCTTCGCGATCTCTGTAGGCTTGCGCGCTTGGAGATAGTCGGCGAGCTGGAGCGCCTCGGCCGAGAACCTCGGCGCGTCGGCGAACATGCTTTCCTGCGCGACCGCGTCGGCGAGGTTCTTGATGCCGTGAACGCGGGCATACTCGACCAGGTCGATCGCTTCCCGCACGGTCGGCAGGATGTCGAAGCCGGCCTTCTGGCCTGCTTGCAGGATCGGCGAGACGACGCGCTCGAGCTTGGCGCGGATCTCGGCGGGCGTCCGGACGAGCTGGTCGCTCGATTCAAAGACTTGGCCGAGCAGCATCTTCGATATCCGCTCTTTGGCGGCCGCCGTAACCGAACCCGTGCGGCTGTCGACCAGGGTCGGCTTTTCCTGCATCGTGAACACGCCGTCATCGACGAGCTTGTTGATGATCTCGACGCCGCGCTTGCCGGCGAGCACGTCGGTGAGGCTGGCTTCGGCGCCCTCGGCCTCGATTTGTCCCGCGAGATAGTCGGCCGCGGCGGGGGACATCCGGCGGGCGTCGGACGTGGCGCGCTCGGCTGTGGTGAGATCCGCGGTCCCTCTCTTGTTCAAATCCGTGATGGCGCGTTGCGCCCGCTCCGGGCCGAGTTCCGCGTCCGATAGCTCGCGGACGAGCACCGGGCGCTTCATGTGCGCGAACTGTTGCGGCTCGATTCCGAACTGCGGCGCGGCCTTCTCGAGTTCGGCCCGATATGCGGCGGCGCCTTCCGGATTGCTCGTGTATACGCGGTCGAGGATCATGGCGCGGCTGTTCCCGCCGAGCACGTTACCGCGGGAATCGATCACGGGCGCCCCATGGGTCGCATCCGGCGAATCGGCGAGCGGGTAGGCCGGATCGAAAACGTCTCTCATGCTATTGACGACGACACGCTCTTTATTGGTCGGGTCGGAGTAATCGCGATCGTTGCGGAAGTGGTAGTCCGGATTCTTGGCGAAGGTGTGCGGGTTGTGCGAGGCGTGAACGTCGCCTAAGTCGCGGACGGCGTATCGTCCTGCATAGGTGGTACTTTCTCCGGGGACTCGGACGACTGCGCTTCGGCCTGGCGCTGTTCCCTGGCCTGGTTCACGCGGTCCATAAACCGGCGGCCGCGGGCCTCGGGGCTGTTCTCGGGGTGGCGGTCCTGGGGTAGGTGTACTTTGAACATCCGTTCTTATTGTAGCTTCCGCCGCAGCCGCCGGTGGCGCGGGCGGCCCGGCGCCGCGCAGCTCGCGGATGCGCTTAACGATCAGCGGGATTTCGCCGGCTGCCGGCCGCGCCAGCTTGAGCGATCGCGCGAGGTTCTCGACCATCGGCGCATGTTCGGCCAGTTGCTCGAGATCCGCCATCGGGATTTTATAGGCCGCAATTGCCTTAGCAATCGTCTCGACACGTGTTTCGGAGGCCGTAGGAGCCCGCGGCAGCTCTCCCTCCGGCGCCCGGTATCCCGGCATCTCGCGGGCGAGGGCTTCCGCCTCTGGCGTCACGCGCGCCGCCGGCGGCGGCGGTGCGGGCGGAACTACGGCAGCTTCCGGCGCCGCCGGTTGCGTGCGGGGCTTCGCCGGCGCTTTCGGCTTCGGCTCCAACGATTGCAGACGGAGCACCACCTCCCGCGCGAGCGCGCCGCCGGCGTCAGGCTTCACGATCCCGGCGGATCTGGCAAGGTTGATCCAGTCTGGCGGATCGAGCAGCAGGGCGTCGGCCGCGGTGAGCCCGTTCTCGCGCATCAGACGAGCCACACGATCGACGTGGCCGGCCTGGGTAATCGCCGCGAAGTCCGGCGCCGAGGCTTCGGGCAGCCGGAACTCTTCCTGCCCGAGCCCCATCGCCTCGCGCATTGCGAGTGCGGCATCGGAAGCCCCCGGCTTGGTGCGTAGCGGCCCCGGCGGGATCACTTCCGGGTACTGCGCCGGCGGAAGGCCGCGGACAGTGCCGCTGGTGTCGGCCGGCGGGGGCGTGATGATCGGCCCCGGCCCCAGTTGGCGTTCAGGCGGGATGATTGACGGGGGAGGTTCCGGCCGTGCGGCGGTCGCCGCGGCGGCTTCCGTCTCGGCCGCCAGCGCTTCGGCTGCGGCGGCGGCGCGGGCCTTCAGCGCCTCGCGGCCGGCCGCTACGCCTTTCTTGAGGCCACGTTGGATCTGCCTGGCGCCCGAGTAGACAGTGGGAAGCTCGAATGCGTACTTCAGCGGCCCGGCGCCGGGCAGCATTTGCTCGAGCGCATACCCCGCCCCAATCTTGGCAGTGCCGATTGCTACGTCGGGAGCGGCGGCGCGGGCACCCGCGGCGGCAAACTCGACGGCTGGTGCTGCGCCTCTCGCTATCGCGCCGCCGGCACGGACGGTCTGCACTACCGGATTCATCGCCCTAGCGGCGCGGGTGGTGGCCGCGGCCGCCCGCGGCAGCCCCGCTGCCTTGAGTCCTGCCCCGGCGGGCTCGAGCACCGTGGCGACGTCGAACATGACGCCGGCCGGGTCCTCGTACATGGCCTTTTTGAAGCCTTCGAGCGAGCCGTAGCGATCCTTATAGTGCGCGATCAAGGCATCGACGGCGTTCACGTCAGGCTGGCCGGGGAGCGCCTTGTATCCGCTCTTCTCAGCCATTCCGGCGAACAGGGACGTCATGCCTTTGACCTGTTCCGGCACGTTCACCAGGCCGCCGAGCAGGCTTCCGGTGGACTTGGCGGCGTTGCCGAGGAACCCGAGCACCGTGCGGCGCTCTTCGTCGGTGGCCTTGGGCGGCGCCGGCTGCTGATACTCGGTCCAAGGCCCGCTCGGCGGCGGCGCGGCCGGCGTATTCAAGCGGTCGAGCTGGCCGAGCACCTCATCGCGTGAGCGGACGATGATCGGCCCCGTCGCCGCCGGCGCTTTCGTCGTCTGGTATTCCTCCCAAGGCCCAGCCATGCTATTTCACCGTCAGAGCGAGTTGCCAGTTCTTCGGATTGCCGGGATCGCCGCCGAGGAAGCGATAGCCGTCTTTGACCGTGCCGACTGCCGGCGGCGCTTTCTTTGGCGCTGCGGCGGCTGGTTGCGGCGCTGCGGCGGGCGCTGCGCCTCCCTCGAAGGCCTGGCCGTAGTTCGTCAGGTAGTCCTTCCCGCTCTGGACTCCCGACTGTCGCTCGATCCGGCGCCCGTATTCGTTGTAGATGTTGTCATAGGACGTCTTTGCGCTGGCTGCCCTTTTTTCGATGGTGGCCTTCATCTGCTTCCGCGCATCGTCGGACAAGAACGGTGAATTGCTGAAGATTCGCGCCGTCTTGAATCCGAACGTGTCGGCCCATGATTGCGCGTACCTCTGCACCGTAGCGTATTCGCCCTCGCGAACCACGCTGCCGGGGTCCATCGCCTTTGCGAATGCGTACAACAGGGCCTGATCGTCGCCCGCGTTGCCGCCGCCTTTCTCCCCAAGGCTCTTCACGAAGTTGTTGGCTTCCCCGATGACGTTGTAATTCTTCACCATCGGCTCGTTGTCGAACTGGCCGGCGATCTGTAGCACGCGCTGGCTCTGCCCCTGCGTCAATCCGGCGGCGGTCGCCTGGGAGATGCGGCCTTCCATCGCCCGATTGTGGCGTGCGGTTTCCTTCGCCGCGGCCGCTTCCCGGTCCAGGCGAACCTTTTCCGCTTCGAGCCGCGCCTGTTCCTCCGGCTGAATTGGCTTCGTTCCGGCCGCCGTCTGTTCCGCCGTCGTCGCCTGTGCCGCCGCAGTCCGTAGCTCGAGCGGTTCCTTTTGTTCCTTGAATGCCCGTTCCGCTGCTTCGCGCTTTTCTTTCAACTGGTCAGCCATCGTCATGAACTGCTGTCCGAATGTCTGTGTAGCTTCCAGATCGAACGGCTGCGCCAGCATCTGGTTGGCGACCTCTTGCGGTATGACTTTTCCGCTGACTAACAACTTGATTCTGAAGTCGCGGTCCTGCTGATTCTTCGAGGCGAGACCGGCCTGGCCGAGCATCCGCAGGTATTTTTCCTGTTGCTCCTCCTGGGCACGCTGCTGCTTGATGCGCTGCTCCTCGAGTTCCGACTGTCCCTTGAGGTATTCCGTCCCAAGCTTCGGCCCTAAATAGCCCAGCGTCTGCCCCTGCGTCAGGTCCTCGCCGGCAAGCGCCCGTCGCTGGAATTCCTGCTGGCCGGCGTTCGCCTCGCGCAGGCTCTCGAGCTTGAACTGCTCCTGCTCGATCTGCGAGCGCCTCAACTGCTGCTGCTCCATCAGGCCGCGGAGCGTCATCATCTGCCCCATCTGGTGGATCGGAGACGGGACGTCCAGGTTGATCTGGGGGGAGCGGAAGCCGAGCGCGATCTCAGGATTCAGAGCCATGTTTGCCTCACGGTGCGGTGGTGACCATGGAGAGCACCCAGACGGCGAGCCCGGCCGCTACCAGGTTGACTCGCGATGTCGTATTGAACGCGGCGATCGCGAATAGAACGAACGCCAGAATCAGGAGAACGAGGCGCAAGTTGATCATTTGTACCCTCTCGGCCAGTAGGACGGGTCCAGGGCGGGATTCTTCGGACCCGGCAGGTTCCAGAGCTGCGGTGTTGATGGATTGCCATAGCCGCCCATCCAATCCTTCATCAGGTCCTTCTGCTGGTAATATCCGCCGACGTGGCCGGCGGCATTCCCCACGCCCTGGAGAGCGCCACTCCAGGCATTCGCCGCCCCAACATTTCCGGCCGCCTGCGCCGCCGCGCCGCCGGTCATCAGGTCCGCGATCGACCGCTGCGTCCCGAAGGCGTTCGACGCCTGCAAGGCGGCCGCGTTCTGCATGGCGTTGCCGCCGTACTCGTTGGCCCCGACGTTCCATCCGCCGGCCGTCTGAGCCGCCCCGGTGCGTAGCGCCGCGGCCTGCTGCGCTGCCGTCATCAGGTTTCCGCCGGCCTGCCCGCTCGTCCGGACGCCCAAGTCCGTCAGGCTGCTGAAGCGGTTGAATCGGTCGCCCTGCTGCGCGCGGAATCGGTCGAAGGCCGAGCCGAACTCGCTCGAGGCGAGATTCTGCGAGAGGTTCGCCGCGGCCCGCAGGGCGCCCCCACCGAGCGCGCCACCTCGAGCCGCCGCCGACCCGGCGAGAGCTTTGTTCGCCTGGTCGATGCGGAACTGGTAGCCGGGATCCAGCGACTTCATGTCCTCGAGCGTGAAGTCCCGGTTGAGTTGCCCCCCCGGCGCCATCATCTCGCCGAGCGATTGAGCCGCCTGACTGCCGAGCCCGAGGTATGGCGCGAGGTACTCGTTGGCCTCGCCGGCCGCCCCGGTGATGCCTTGGGCCCCGGTCTCCGCAACGCCGGTGAGGTTCGTTCCCGCGGTCCCGGCCGCGCCGAGCACATCCGCCCGCGCCTGCTCCGCGGCGGTCCCGATCTGCGGGTTGTACTGGCCGAGCGTGTCGCGGAACCCTTGCGCCTGGCGCAGGGCCTCCTCCTGCTGCAACCGGCCGGCCTTGTTGGCCGCCCGAGAGCCGAGGATTCCGCCGAAGATCGACGTTCCGGCCGATATGGCCGCCGGGATCGCTACTGCTGCTGGCATGGTACAACCCCCTAAGTCGCGCTAGAATAGATAGATAAGCCGGTCATCACCCGGCAGGAGAGCCCCGCCTTGACAACCAACGGAAAGACCAACGGCAAGAACCGACTCGACCGCATTGAAGAACTGCTCAATATGGCGGCCGCCCAAACGGCAGCAACGGCTAAAGAACTGCGCCAATATGCCAAAGAGCATGATCGGGAAATGAAAGAGATGCGAGTAGAGCACCGCCGCCATCGCGCAGAACACGTGCGCGACATGAAAGAGATCCGGTCACTGTTCAAGGACATGATCAAGCGCATAGCGGTCTGACGACCTTCGCTGGCGCATCTCCGCGCCAGTGTCGCGTTCTCCGGGTGATGCCGGGGCATGGGCGGCTACGTCAAGGCCGCCCGCAACAATCGCACCTGACCCCGTTTCCGCCTCACGGCGGGCCAGTGTTTCCGCCTGTATTTCCGGCGGGCTGATGCCTAGGCACACCTGATCCCAGAGCTGCCCGTCCTTGAGATAGCTCGCCGAGTTGACGCCGAACGAATGCATCCCCGCATTGATGGCAAAATGCAGCGCCAGGCGGTTCGTCGCCGGTATGTTGGTGACGATCCGCCGGCAGGGCGTGTGCTCCCACATCCACGCCGGCAGGAGCCGCGCCGCCTCGAGTCCCACGTCGCCCCAGGCGTGCGGCAGCACGCAGGTATGCGCCTCCCAACAGATGGCGTTCTGCGGGTGGAATACCCAGAGGCCGAGCAGCTCGCCCGCGTCCCGCGCCAGCACGTACCAGATGTGCTCGCCCTCAGGCGCCCGGTAGTCCGAGGCCGCGGGCGATCCGTCGTCTGAGATGTGCGGCCAGATGCGCGGGTGTGTCATCACCGTTCTCACCAGGGCGTAGTTGTGCGTGCGCTCGAATGTGATCAATACCATTCGGTCCATCGGCTCACAGTGGCCGAACCGGTCGTAAAAACTGTGTAATAGTAAGTTGGCAATACCCAAAAGCACACACTCTGCTGCGCGACAGAGGCTCCGACGTTGTACGCTTGCGCCACTCCGGTTATTGGACTGCTCGCCGAATCGCATAAGACATCAACGAGCACTCCCGCCCCTAGCGCGGCCGTGACGGTCACCATCATCGGCTTGCCCGTCATATTCCGGTACACCCCGTTAATCGCCCGCGATCCGGTGACGACTTGCTGCGTTGTGACGCCGCCACTGGCGATGCCGGTCAACAACGAGCCATCGCCTCGAAACGCCGTAGCGCGGCACGTCCCGTTTACGTCGAGTTTGAACACCGGCGCCATGCCGATACCGACGTTGCCCGCCTGTTCCACCTGAACGCGGCCCGCGCCGAAGCGATCCGAGATGTGGAACGCGCCGGCGACATCGCAACCGAGCCAGGTTATTAGCCCGCCAACAGAATTGGCGAGGCCAATCGCGTAGAGTTCAGACGCTGCGTTGAAGACTCCCCGGCCACCATCGACTTGGAGTTTGTAACCGGGACTCGACGTGCCGATTCCGACATTGCCGTTCACGGTCGCGATCGTTAACGCCCGCGCTCTAACGCCACCCCCATCTGTATAGTCGAAACCGTAGCCCGAAAAACTCGTCTGACTGCCATACAGAATGAGGTAGCCAGAAGCCCCGTGACGCTCAATCTGATAGTAGGACGAAGCATTGCTAGAGTCGTCCGTCGCCAAGCGGATTGCGCCGCCAACGACGTTGAACTTGTCCAGAGGGTTCGCCGTCCCAACGCCAACGTTGCCGCCGAGCGGTTGAAACGCCAACGGGAAGCCGCCGCCGCCGCCATAGACCTGCATCCAGTGGGCAAACGGGGAGGCATTATAGCGGCCAATATCTAAGTAGGTGCTGCTCACCTGAAGGCGCAAGTTGGCGACGGCGGTATCAGCGGCGAGACTGGGATTGCCGCCCACCTCAACGATGTGCGTGCGGGCAGTGGGGCTTAATGTTCCAACGCCGACGTACTTGCCGTTATTCGGATTCAATGCCAGCGGGTCGCCGTGCACGCCGAATGAGCGGAATGTCGCCGTCGCGCGGTCGTACGCAAAGATGTGTCCGGCGTTGGACGCATAATAAATTTCGACGCCGCTGCCGGAAGTCGGAGCCGTTCCTAAGCCCTGCACGCGAACCAAGCCCGTGTTGGAAAGTTGATACCCCGCCGCGTTGATGTTGCTCGTCCACGGTGTCTGCGAGAGGGCGCTATCGATTATGACATTGCCCAGGTGGTGGCCACCGCCGTCCACGTCGCCACCCCAATGCTCGATGTCGCCGCGTATCTTGTTCAGGTCCGACCCTGAAACGACCTCGCCATCGGTCCAGTCGTTGGGGAACGTCCAGGACATTGGTCTACCTCGCCCGCGGGTCGCGCTTCGTCAGCGTGGAGAAGTCGTCGGAGATCGCCCCATCTTCCCAACCACGCGACTGCACCAGCATCGCCATAGCGCCCTGCCTTTGTGCGGTGGCGCCGATCAGTTCCTTTCGCGCCAAGTCCAGTTGCTCCTGGAGATCGTAGACGCGCGCCTTGACAGACGCCTCGTAGCTGATGGCTTGTGCCGCCAGCTTCCGCTCCTGGGGATTCAACTGGTAGACGGTTTCGAGCGAACCCGCGCTCTCCAGCGGCGGCCACCCATTTACTTTCACGTTCTTCTGGGCGATGTCCGCTTCATTCATGCAGTTTTCTCCTGCGTATTGCCCTCGCCCGACGCTTCGGGCACTGGGCCGATAATCTGCTGCATCGGTCCACTGGCCCGCTCCCCGACCCCGGTGAAACTGACACCGCCGAATGGCAGCGGACGCATCACGCCATTGATCTTGGCGCGGGCCTTCACCAAGTGAAACACCTCATTCCAGAATGCCTCCTGGTTGTCGTCAAAGATGGCCTGGAAGATGTCGGTCGCTAACTGGGTATCCTCTTCGACGCCACCCCCATCAAGAAGGTACGCACTGAACTGCGCCCACTGATCAGCGTCGAGCCTGTACGCCTTCATCGGGTGGTCTTTGGCCAGCTCGTCGGCGCGGGCCTTGGAGAGCCGATGCTGATGCAGCAGGGCGCGGGCCTCGCTCGGGTCCAGGCTGGCAAGCAGCATCGCGGCGTCTTCGTAAGGCGTGCTCATATCAGTCGCAGATAAGCCCGTTTCTAACCGGCTTGCTCCCAGCCGCCGTTGTGACCGTGCCGTTATGGCCGATGAAAGTTGCGCCCGCAATGAACTGGGCGAGGCGGATGCCGGTGGAATCGGAGAAGTCGATGACAAAGGCGTGATAAGAGTCGGCGTGTCCAATGGCAATCTGGCCCACACCCGATCCACCGTGAGTCATCCGAACCGAGAGGCCGTTGTTGGCGAGGCGCAGAACCTGCCCACCCGAGCCCCCGACAAGCTGGGCGAAGTCCTGCCCATAAACCCCGCTGTAGACGATCCCCTGTGCGCGAAAGACGCCCGTATTCGAACCATCGGCCCCCGTGCTAACCTCCGCCGTGCCGTCGTTTGTGACTTGGCTAAGGACCGGCTGCATCACCACGTCATCCACGTCCCAATACCCTGGCTCCGATGCGCCGGTAGCGATTCGGAGGATGCCGAAGGCGGCATTGGCTGGGACGGTCACGTATCCGGTGATCGCCTTGGCTGACCACGCGGAGAGATAGGCGCTCGCCATGCCGACCGTGGTGGTGGAGATGAACCCCGAACTGGAGTTGAGCCAATCGACGTACAGGTTGAGATTGTGGTTGGTCGAATGGTTCGAGGAGCGCAGCGCGACCGAGAGATAAATTTTCGCGCCTGCGATCACTGAGACGGTCTGGGTAATCGATGTGCTGAAGCCAGTGAGCCGGGTATAGCTGCTTCCCGATGAGCCGCCATCATTCCGGCACTCGATGGACGCCCCGGCATTCCACCCGGCGTTCCAGCCTGACAGGTATCCCGTCCCGGCCCTCGCGCCGGATTGAATCCAGAAGCCGGGAACGTTGTAGAGGAAGCTCCAGTTCGCGAGCATCGAGATCGTCGGGTTGGAGTTCTGGTCGTTGCCGGGGTTGGTCACCTGATCCGCTCCCGGCGGTAGACCGACGAGCAAGCGGTAGTAGGTGAGTCCTCCCGGCCACGGGACCACTACAGCGCTGGAATCCCCCGTGAATGGCGGCTTCGTTCCGTCGCTGTTTCGGGACCGCGCATACACGCGAATCTCCAGGTAAGCATTGGCGACGGCAGGGTAGTTGATGTCGAGGTGATGCTCCTGGAGCTTGCCGTCATTGCCTGAACCGTAGTGATCCTGCCAACCACTTGTGTTCAAAACATTGCCGGGGTTGATCGGGTTCCCGGCGCTGTCCACCCACATGACCCACCACTGATACCAGAAAGCCGCAGGATCGAGAGTGCCCGCCGTCTGGATTTTGAATACCACCCGCGCGTAAGGGCCGTTGATGCCGCGGCCCATGAAGATGTTGTCCTTCGTCGGCGCGTCCCCCCACTGATTCGTGATCGATAGCGTGGCAAGCGGCGCCGTGGGAGGCCCAATCGCCAGCGTCAGCGGGTTGCTGGCGACGGCGTTCGACGGTGGCGATGCAGACGATGTATAGCTTCCTGGCGCGAGCTTGGCGCGGAAGGTGCTGGTCCCGAGCGGGATGATGGTGACGAGGTCCTGGTGCGTGGCATTGGTGAACGGATAGACGCCGATCCAGGTATAGCTCGCGCCGTCGTTGTACGTGAACCAGATCGTCGCCGTCGTCGCCCCTTCCTGCGATCCCGCCGTGACGCGAATCGTGGTGTAGGTGCTTCCGCCGGGAGGGTTCTGATACCGCGCTCCGATTTCGGCTATCGATACGGTAAGGACTACGGCCCCGACAACCACCGTCGCGCTGGCGGTGATGCCGACGATGATGTTGTTCAGTTGGAACGTGGCGAGGTCGGGCGCTACTATGCCGGCGACCGCGTAGATGACGACGTTGGTCTGAGCAGCCGGCGTAATCAATCCGAAGGTGTGCGGACTGGTGATGCCGTCCATATTTCCGGAGAACAGAATGAGGCCACTTCGCTGCAACACGTCCGAGAAGAAAATGGGAGCACTGGTGAGAACGCCGTTGATGTAGGCGATCAGCCGGTAGCCCCATGCCGGCGGCCGCGGGTTCGGCACTGTCGAGAGGTCGACGGTGACGCTGATTGGCGTCTGCATCCGGTTGTTGACGACCTGCGGAGTCCCAGCGGTCGCGGTCAGCGAGGTCACCGTGTAGGGGGTGATGTTCACCGCCGACTCCGGCTTGTCGATATCGAGAGGGAGGATGTTGACCACCCAGGAGGGAGTCGCTCCAGGCAGTCCGTTTCGGATAGGAGCTGGATCGTAGCTCGGGCTGAACGCCACGATCATCACGCGGACATTCATCGTGCTGTTGGTGGTGATCGCGACGTTGGCGATACGCGCCCGCACAATTTGACTTGGTTGCTTGTCGTAGGGATGCTTGCCGAAATCGCGAGGGAGCCAGACGCTCGCCGTTCGGTCCTCTCCGAGCTTCCCGCCGCCAGCGCGGAACGTGAAATCAATAGCCGCCGACCCGTCGGGCACCTCGAGCCAGAGATGGACGCCCGCGTAAACGCCAACAGGCGAGGGTGGCGTCACAGGGATCATCAGCTCAAAGGCGCATGATTCGCCAGACCCTAACTCCGTATTCGGTAGCCAGCGGTAGGAGATCACGCCCACGGTAGGCTGGCCTGGCTGGTCGATCACGTCGGGCGGGATGGCTTCGATCGCGTCCTTGATCTCCTCGATATCTTCGACGATGCCGGCCAGCTCGTCGGTGTGTGAGTTGATCCGCTCGCCCGACCGCCGCCAGAACTCATACCATTGCTTGCCGGTCTTCAAGCGCTGGGAGCTGTCGGATTCGTTCAGGTCTGTGCGGATCGGTGGAATCTGGAGCTTGTCCATCAGGCAATCTCCGACGGCGTGGCCTCGAGGAAGGCATCCACCAGCGCAACTTTGCCCCTCCCTTGCACACCGACACGGTAGACGCGATCGCGCGAACGGCCGAGACGCCGCCAGACGATGCGCTTGTTGTAGTCGCCCGGCAGACCGGAAGTCTGAGTCACGGTTCGTCCCGTGGGGAATGTGTGCCCGCGGTCTGAACTCCAGTCGAGCGCGACGAGCATCTCTGGGTTCGGCGCAACGACTGTGCCCGTCTCCATGAATAGCTCGAAGCGGTGGTGGAACAGATACTTGTCTTCGTCGAGCAGATGCGGAAACGCGCGGAGGTATTGGATGACGACGCCGTCGTCGTCGTAGAAGTTCAGGCTCTGCTCGTACAGCTTGCCAGTCGAGGGGTCGCCGACGATATGCTTGCCGCCCGCGCCCCACTCGGGGATGAAGGCGTGGAACCACGGCTGGTAACGGGCGAATACGTGAGTCGCCGGGTTGAACGCTTTGCGCTCATGCCAGAGCTTCTCGGTCACGTCGTAGACCCAGGTCTGCTGCTCTGCCCAGAAGTTGATCACCCAGAAAAGATGGCCGGCGTCCAGGTAGGGATATGAGACGGCGTCCCGCGCGTTGAACCCCGGCGCGTTCCACTGCTGCTCCTGCGCGAACGTCGAGATGCGCTGCGGCTGGAGACCCTGCGCCTGGTACGCCACCGTCTGGCCCTCTGCGCCGCCGGCCAGAGCGCAGACCGTCGTTCCGACCGAGCACGGCGCATACGTCGCGACGGACCCGCCGTTGATGTAGGCGCCGGCGTCGCGCTGAAAAGGAAAGTTGGGGTCGCCGACGTTCGACCAGATCTCGGTGGTTTCCGTGCCCAGCAGCCAAAGCTCCTCGTGATCGCAGAGGATCGAGCGGATGTAGTCGGAGTGGCCCTCTTTGACCCCGAAGTCGAGCGGATGCCATACGGTGAAGTCATTCAACTCGCTGATGTTGAACTGCCGGCCGGGATCTTCCGGCTCCACGGCTTTTCCCGACCGGCTGCGGCGCCTGCGGCTCGCGGCCATTCCCGGTCCCGGTGGGTTCGGCGGCCGGTTGACGATGCCATAGCCGTCGAGGAATCCGCCGGTGACGCCCGTCACCTGGTCGCCCGAGCGCGGGACGCTGTATGGCTGGTCCGTTCCGATCGGAACGGGAGTAGCAACCGTAACCGTTGCGCCGTTGATGAAGCTCGTGACGAGGTAATCGCCGTCGCCGATCCGCATCGTCTGCCCCACCATCTGCGCCGTGAAGATGTCGGACGTTCCGGGGGTCGTCTCAGTCCAGTAGACCGTAGTCGTGCCGTCTGTATCGACGAGGCCAAAGAGCGAGAAGCGCGCCGGCTCCGGTCCCGTGCCGTTGTCGACGTAGACCAGCCCGCCCGACACGATCATGAGCTGGTGCCCGTTGCTGAAGATCTGGGCCGGGTCGGGCGAGACGCCGGCCGTTTCCGCGACGGTCTGTGACGCCGCCGTGGGCACGCCCGCAGAGTTTATTTCCGATTGCTTGTTGCCGTGGATGCAGAAGAGGCGGCCGCCGCCCGCCCACAGGCAGCGGATCTTGGCCGGGGTGAGCGTGGCGAAGAGCTTCAGCCCCGGCCGCCCGACGAGCACCTGTTTCCGCGGTTCATCGCCCACGCCGAGCGTCTCCGGATACCAGTTGATCGTCTCCTGCGCGGCTGCTACGACGCTCTTGGCTGCGTAGGATGGCCCGGCGAGTGAGATCCGCATATCAGTCCACGAAGGTGTAAGCGCCCCCGGCTACAGCGCCGCCGGTCGGGACCAGGGAGCCGGCCACGTCGTCGACGGTGACGCCCGAGCGCAGATCGCCCGCAGCGAGATTCGATCCGGCCCCGGCCGCGGTCGCGATATTGCTGGCGTGGAGCGTGCCGATTGTGCCATCGCCGCGGTCGGTGCCGGCGTATATTTTCGACGCCGGGGGGAAGGTTATTACCGGTTCGGTGTGCGTCCCTGTGACGTCGTCTACGGTGTTGCCCGCAAGCAGGATCGAGGGCGTAAGGTTGACGCCAGAACCCGCCGCCGCCGCGATATTGGAGGCGTGGAGAGTGCCCACCACGCCGTCGCCGCGATCCGCCCCGGCGTAGACCTTGGACGCCGGCGGGAACGTCACCACGGGCTCCGTATGCGTTCCTGTGACGTCGTCTACGGTATTGCCGGCCAACAGGATCGAGGGCGTAAGGTTGACGCCCGCCCCTGCTGCCACTGCAATGTTGCTGGCGTGGAGCGTGCCGAGAGTGCCATCGCCGCGGTCGGTGCCGGCGTACACTTTGGAGGCTGCCGGGAACGTCACCACGGGCTCCGTATGCGCCCCGACGACATCGTCCACCGTATTCCCCGCGAGAAGGATACTGGGTGTGAGGTTCACTCCCGTGCCTGCGGCTGTCGCGATATTGCTCGCGTGCAGCGTGCCGAGCGTTCCGTCGCCGCGGTCGGTTCCCGCGTACACTTTCGACGCCGGCGGGAAGGTCGGGGACGAGCCTGCGCCGTCGTCGAGCGCCGAGACCATTAGGTAGATCAGTGGACGGCGGGTTGTCGTGTCGGTGAACGTGGTTCCGGACAGTTCGGAAAAGCAGAAATTCTGCCCGCCAGCCAGTTGGTCGAGCAGCGCCGCCGTCTGCATGCTGTAGAAGTTGAGCGAGATGCTGATGGTGCCCAACGCCTCCAACATGACGTAGTAATCGGTGTTCGCCGCGAGAGTCTGCTCACTGGGAAAGTAATAGGTCGTTAGAGTGGCGGCAGTACTGCGCGTGAAATCTGCGTCATGTACCGCCGACTGCTGAAGCACGTTTGCAGCGGCGTCATAGAGCACCACTTGAGCAGTTGCGTTGGCAACTACAAAGGCCCCGACGACCAAGCAGCCCATAATCCGCGCTGGGAACGGAAGGCGGAAATGCAGACCGCGACGGGATGGGGCCGACGACGTGCTGAAGTTGAGGGACGAGATGTTCGTCGCCGGGATTACGCTTTCTAGATAGTAGACTTTGTTGTCGTCGTAGTAGAGCGCCATCTGCGCTCCTGGACTCTGCTTGTTCCAGGAGCCGCTGGTCTTTAAGGCGCTGTAGCCCGCGTTGGTTACGCCGCTCATTCCGGTAAGCGTGAATGCTTGCCCCGCCGCCCACCCCGGATTGTCGAAAACCACGGCGACATAATCCCCTCGGTTGACGGCGCGGAGAGAGCCGCCATCGGTCCCGTTAGAGGAAATGATGCCAGTCTCTTTCCATAGGTTGTCGTCTGTGTCTGCTATGGCGACGTCACGAAATTGATTCACCGTGTCGTTCGGCACGCCCGCCCCTGTCAGGCCCTGGAACGATACGCGGATGGTCTGCGCGCCCGTCACGGTAGAGGTTTTAAAACCGACCCGGTACAGGTTCCCCGTGCGCTGGATTTTGACCAGGAACGCGGCGGCTTCACCGGCCGCGTCAACGAGTAGCGTCGTTGCGTCCATTCCGGTCTGGGTAACGCCAAACGGGATTTGAGTAATGATTCCAGTCGCTAACGACATGCCTAGACCTTCGTCATCCGCACCGTCACCGTCACCCGCGTCACCGTCGACGCGGACGTCACGTTGAACCCGATCACGTCACCGGGCGCCACCGCAGTCGTCCATCCGCTGATCGGGCCGTTTTGCACGATTTGCGCGGCCGAAAGCGCGATCGGCGAGCCCGAGCTGATCGTGTCGGTCGTCGTGTTCGGCGGCGCGCCCGCCTTCTTGGCGACTGCGATCGTGATACTGCCGGCCTGGTCGGCGACGATATCCCAGCCGGTAATCGTGGCCGCGAACGGGATGCTGATGTAGCCCTTGACGCCCGTCGTTACCGTCGAGCTGGCGCCGTCGATCGTGAGTCCGAACGTCGCTGCTGCGCCTGGGCCCGGAGGCCCCTGCGGCCCAGGAGGGCCGGGAGGACCGACCTCGCCGCCGCCGCCGCCGCCGCCGATAATGAGCGCCCCGCCGCCGCCGTAGTCTCCCCAGCCACCCGGCCCCCAGGAGAGATCGGCGATCGGCTGCGGCGCGTTGATCGAACGCAGATGCATCAGCGATTCCCGCGCCTGCTGGCGCACATCCGGATCTACCGGACGCCCAAACTGCGGCGCCAGGCGGCAGGCCAGGTTGAGCACAATCACGTCTTCGTATTCAGGAGCCAGCACTACAACGTCGGCGGTGGCGGCGATCGCGGGAATGACATGCCAGACGTACAGCTCGAGCTGGCCGCCCGCCGGCTGGCCGCACAGGTAAATCTTCGCGATCGGATAGCCGTGGTCGTAGTACATGAGGGTCGCTGCCACGTCCTGATTGCTGATCGAAGCCCATTGTTGCGGCGTCAGGACTGCCAGGGGCTCTCGTTGGGCGCCCAAGATGTAGTTGGCATAGGTGATCTCCTTCGGCGCGGCGATCAGGAAATCAGCCGCCGGCAGGGCGCCCGAAGGATCGATTCCGATCGTGTAGGTTGTCTTCCCCGATTCGAGCGGTAGCGTCAGGATGTCCTGCGCGTACACGAAGTACCGGTCGATGCTGAGTGAACCCAGGAGCCGGTTGACTTCGCCCAGCGCGTCGGCGAACTGCGCCGGCGACGGCCCGCGGCCCGGCGCGAGCGTCACGCCGGCCTTTCGGAGCGCTGGATAGAGTAGTGCTTGCCCGACCTCTAGCGCTGCCATATGGTTGTCCTATGCCGCGGGGGCCGGTATCGGCACCGGCCTCGACCGCATGTGGTTCGATGCGTTCAACTGCACGATCGCCGCCTTGAACATTTGCGCCTGCGCCGGCAGAGAGGGATCGCCCTGCGAGCGAGGGTATTCCGGTAGGAGCGCAATCGCGAAGTTGTAGCGGAGGGCGATCTCGTAGCCCGGCGGAAGGTCGATCGACGCCGAGACTGACGCGAACTGCGCCACCGTGGCGTAGATCCAAAGCTCGAGCGTGCCGGCAAGCCGCGGGACCGGCGCGATGTACACGGTGGAGTTCGGATATGCGTAGTCGCAGAACAGCTTCCGCACATAGACCGACTGCGCCAGCTTCTCCGGAATCGCTTCCCAGCCGGTAGAATCCACGATCTCGAGTTCTGAGTCGATCGCGCCCGAGGCCGAGGAAACCGACGCCGATTCGATATGCAGCGGCCGCTCGGGAAGCGCATAGCTGTTAGACCCGCCGGCGGTGAGCGGAACTGTTAAACGCTTCCGCGCCGCGAGCGAAGCGCCTTCTGTGTTCCAGCTCGCGAGCATCTGGTTGAGCGAGACGAAGGCGTCGTTCAGTTCGTTTGTCTCGAGGGTTTCGGCGGCCGCGATCGCGCCGATCAACCGGAAGCTCGAGTGGATCAATTCGCTAACCGTTGGCATTCTGACCCTCTGAAGTGCGGCCGTGCGGGCCGCTCGCACGTCCGCGCGCTGGCTTCTTTTGCGCGGCCGCCATTGCGACTGCCGGCGCGGGTTCCGGTGCGGGAGCCGGAACGGGTTCGGCCGGCGGATCTTCACCCGCCGGCCAGACGGTGCGCGCCCAGTCGGACCCGAGCGCGTCTTCTTCGTCCCGCGACTGAACGATCACCCACGGCAGCGTGCGGTGAAACATCATTCGCGGGTAGTCTTCGGAGGGCGTCATACGCCTGCTTGCGTGACCGTGAAGGTCTTGCCGTTGACGTACATGCGGGCGCTTCGTTCGGCGCCCTCGTTGGTGGCCACCGTGTACATCACCTGGCCGTCCGCGACTTGCGGGGTCGTCGGCGAGGTGACCGTGAGCCAGTCGGCGACGGCGTCCTTATCCACCGTCCACGTGCCGGACTCGCCGGGCCCGGTCATGATGACGGCAAAGCTGGCCGAGCCGCCGGCGGCCGCGGGCGCCGCGCTCGTCGGGCTGATCGAGACGGGCGGAACATCCGGCAGCGGTTCGGTCGGCGGCCGTTGGGGCAGAAACGGCGTCAGGTCGATCCGCCGCCAGGCCGAGCCGAGGTCCTGCGCCTGCTCGGGCTGGTGGATCAGCACTGGCGGGGAATTGACGTTGCCCCAGAGTTGCGGGTATCCCTCGGCTCGTTTCGGCATGTCAGCGTGTCCTGGAAGCCCGCTCGTCCTGTTCCTTCTTCAGGCGGTCCAGTTCTTCCTTCGAGCGGTCGCGCCGTTCCGACTCTCCTGGCACGGGCGAGAAGGCCGATTGGCTCCCCTGCTTCGACAAGTCGCGCTCCGCGGCGCGGTCGCCCACCCGCCATTCGGCCCGCATCTTCGCGTCCGTCAATGCCGGGTCAACTTCCTCGGGCGGGATCGTCATGAAGTTGGCCTTGTCGATCGCCGATTCCTCATTCGGGGTTTTCACCACGATCGGCGGCACGCGGTCGTAGACCGAGAAGTAGACCTTCGGGTATCCCGCCTCGTAGCCGCCTTCCGGCTCGGCCGTCGTCCGCGGCCGGGTGAACGGCGGGAGCGGCGGCAGCTCGCCCACTTCCAGGCCGGCCACTTGGGCGTGGCGGTTGGCGTACCCCCGCTCCACGCCTTCCTCGCGCCGCCTGTCGGCTTCCCGCTCCACCTCTTCGGGATCGCCCTCGATCTCCGGTGGAATCTCCTGGCGCCGGATCCGGCCAGGCTCCGTCGCTTCGGTATGGCGGTTGGCGTAGCCGCGCTCCACGCCCTCGTCGCGCGGGTCGCGGTCCTTGGGCTCGTCGGCCGGGCGCGCCTCGGCCCGCAGTCGCTCGGCTTCGCGCCGCTCGTTCTCGCGCTTTGTTTCGTTCTGTTTGTCGTTTGCCATGGCTTTAGCTCTCCAATCGAACGGCCCATTCGGGTCTCTGGGCAGCATGCCCGTACAAAACGTCGCACCTCGTGATAAAGAGGTCGTTCATGATGTCGTAATCGGACACCATACGGATCGACACACCGCTGTCCGGGTCCATCTGGGACGCGCCGAAGTGGATACCCTTGGGCATCACCAAGGGAGCCATGCCGATGACGAAGGCGCTTTCGTGGAACGCGATCGACTGCGCCGTGAGCTGGTTGGCCGTGCCGATGATCGTGAGCGGCGCGCCCGCGGCCGGCGAGTTGCTCACCGTCCTGGTCGCGCCACTGACAACGATCGGCGGGTAGATCGGGATACTGGCGAGGCCCGCGGCATCGCTCGAGGTGTCGGCCGTGACCACGAACTTCTGCAAGTCTGAGCCGATCGCGCCAGACACCGGGTTGACCGCGAACACGGTCGGCAACGTGAAGAGGTCGCCCTTCCGCAAGCGCAACGCCGCGGCGGCGGTAAAGCCCGTGACGTTCAGGGTCGAGCCGATCTGCGATGCCGCGCCGACCTGCGGAGCGCCACCGAGCGGACCTACGGTATGGACCGGCGTGTTCTGATCCATCACCCATTCGAACCCCCCCATCGTGCCCATGCGCCCGCGCTCGTACTGGTTCTTTACCTGCGTCGAACTCTGGAAGAGCCCCTGCGCGGCCTTCAGCGTCAGCGTCTGGACCTTCGGGCTGATGACCATCGTGCGCCGGCCGTCCATCGGCGTCGAGTTGAGGTCGAGCACCTCGCCCGCCTGCCATGCGGCGTCGAGCATCGTCAGCGGCGAGCCGGGTGTCCCGATCGCGTTGGCCGTGGACTGATACGCCATGAGCAGTCCGTCCACGTCGACCTGGTTGGCGAGCGCGACGGCCGCCGAGTCCAGGTAGCGGTCGCGGAAGGCGTCGATCGTCAGCGTCAGTTCCGCGGACGAGAACTGGAACGAGACGTTGGCCTGCTGGTTCAGTGTGAGGGTCTTCGATCCTTCGATGACGTCCTGCGGGGTGATGACCCGGCCTTTGGCCACGGTGAATCGGGCGGCATCGCGAAGACGAAGCGTGTCGCCGATCTTCGCGCCTTCGACCGCGAATTTGTCGTCCCAGGTATGGGCGATGGCGCCCGAGAACCCGAGGGAGTTTTTGAAGCGCAACAGGAGTTCATTGGTGATCACCTGTGCGGTGAGAAGCGTATTCGGCACTTCACTTTTCCTTCATTGCTGCCCTCGCTTTCGACCATCGCTTAAAGTCGGCCTGCACGGCCGGATCGAATATCGAATCCGATACGGCTTTGGCGGGCCGGGTGTTCGGCGGCGGCGGCGGTGGCGCGGATGTAAAACGCTGTTTGCCGTTTGCAGCGCCGTTCGAAGGGGAAAGAGTGGCGGAAAGCCGGCCGATCTCCCGCACCGCCGCAATGGGTGTCAATGCGGCTATGCGCTTGAGATCTTCGGTGTGCGTGGCGAGGTAGTACAGGATCTCCGCGCCGGCGTCGTCCTCGAGCATCGCCTGGCGAGCTGCGGCAACCCCCGGCCCTTCCGGCGCCGTGACCTTATTGATCACGTCGTCGTAGTCCCGGTGCACTTTGCGCGCCGTGTTCTGTCTCGAGGCCCACTCGGTCTGGAGCTTCTGTTCTGCTTCCTGTGTCGCCTTCGCGTCCGCGTCTGCTTGGCGTTTCACTTCCCGCTGGGTGATGTTCCAGTCGGTAAGCGCTTCCTGGTAGCCCTCGAGCGTTTCGAAATTCTCGAGACGAGGCTTTCCAGCGGGCGGCTCCGCTTTCGCCGGCGGCTGCTGCGGCTGCTGGACCGCGGCGAGCTGCCGTCTGAGCTGCTCGTTCTCTGCGGCCAGCCGGTCTACCCGCCGGCGTCTTCGCTTCTGCGAGGCGGTCAACTCCTCTTCGTTCTCTTCCTCTTCTTCCGGTTGCTGCGTGTCATCCGCGCCTGATTGCGGTTCGGTTTTGGCCGGAGTCTCCTCCGCGGCCGCAGGTTGTTCGGGCTCCGTCGCTTCCGGCAGCTCACCCGTTTTGCGGAATTTCACATACCCCTTGAAGTCCTGGGGCGCGTTCGATTCCGCCGGTTCGGGCGTACTATCCGGTTGCGGCGTTTCTTCTGCTGTCATAGGTCGTTGTTGCCGCGGGTTTCCGCGGCGGCTGGCGGGGGCTCAAATGTTACCCCCGCCGCCGGCTCGCCGGGAGCGGGTCCGACAGACTGCTCCGCGGCTTCCCCTGTCGCCATGGCTGCGATCTGCGCTTTCAGCATGGCGAGTTCCTCACGTAGCAGATTGATGTTTTCCGCCGACGTCAGCTTGGCCTCGCTCGTCACCAGCTCAACCTGCGCCTTGAGCGCGGCCTGGCGGTCGGACGATTCGATCTTCGCCTGGTTCATCCGCTCTTCGGACTCGATCTCGAGTTGCTTGGTCCGCAGCTCCTCGGTGAGTTTCTGAAGCTGCTGCGTCATCTCGTCGATCTGCATCGCCATCTGCTGGTTCTGCTGGGCGAGAAGCTGCTGCGGCTTGACGTCGGGCTGCTCCTGCAATGCCGGCGGCAGCGTGCGCTTGAGGCGTTCGGCGATCTTGTCAGCGCCCTTGAAATTCAAATTCTCGAAGATGATGTCGCCCGCAACCTGCATGAGCGGTGGATACGCCTGCGCGAGCTGCGTGAGCATCTCGCTCGCTTTTTCCTGATCGGTTTTCCAGTTCGGCCCAACTTTCAACCTCACGTCGTATTTGGCGGCCGTCAGATCGTACAGGCGCGGGAACTGGTTCTCGTCCACGTGCTGCTGGTTGACCTTGACGATCTTCTCCTGCATGTCCTCGCCGAGGATCCGGACTTCTCGGGCGGTGTCGTAGATCTTTGGGATCAGATCGACCAGGATGTTTCCGGCGTGCAAGATCGCGCGGTTCAAATTGTCGATGAAGTGGAAATTGGAGAGCCCGCCCTGGCTCTGCCGTTGCCGGATCGCCACGCCTGACGTCTCGTTGCTCATCTGGCCGAGCGAGGCGTCGTAAATGTTGGTCGTGGCCTTGATGTCGTCACTCGCCTGCGCCGCGCCAATCGAGAGGGCCTGAATCGGGGGCTCTGCCAGGTTGCGCTGGGGAGGCGGCGCCGGGTTGCCGGCGATGTCGAGCGGCTCGTACTCGAGGAAGGCCCACGGGATGGTGTTCGCGGTCGCCCAGCGCGTATCTTTGAAGATGCCTTTCACTCCGACCCACGGGGCCTTCGTTCCGAGCATCACCGTCTCGGCCTCGGAGCTGCGGTAGAAGTTATAGAGCTTCTGCGGGTCGCGGGCAAACCGGATCAGCGAGAACACATGCCGCTTGGACTCGATGTACATCTCCTCGCCGCTCACGAGCAATATCGGGATGTACTGCCCCTTCCACTCCGTTCTGTCGAGGATCTCGACTCCGTTGATGCGGCACATCCGGACGTGCCGGATCTTGTCCATGCGTTCGATGCGCTTGCCGTCCTCGTCGGTCGCGAACTCAATGCCCAACGGCAGCTCGCCGGCCAACTCGTCCTCGTACACCGCCGTTTTCCTGCCATCCGGCCAGTGGATGCCGATGAGCTTCTTTTCCTCGATCTCGACGTACCAGTACCGGGCGATTTGTACGCCCTCCTTGCCTATCCACTCGGGCGCCGGGTTCACGCCGCCGGCGTAGAAGTTCGCCTTGTTGACTTCGGAGTCTCCAAACTCAGAGGCGTATTCCTCACGGGAGAGCCACTCGAGTTCGACGGCCCACGTCGCATCCGACTTGTCGGCCTGCTGGGCGAACGGGTCCATAAAGACGCTGAACGGGTTGGTGATGCGCTCGATTCGCAGCTCCTGGTCGAACGTCTTGTTGCTGCAATACTTCGTGACGATCTTGAACGCGCCGATCGCGCCCTTCGTCGTCTGTTCGATCACCGTGGCGTACACCTGTTCGGCCTGCGAGGCGTGCGCGATGTGGCGCAGCATCCCCTCGATGACCGCGGCGGTGTCGGCGTCTCCGCTCGAGTCCACCGGCAGCGCCTCGAGGCCCGGTTTGTTCATCCGGACTTCGTTTGCCACCATGTTCAGCGGCCCGGTGAGTTTATTGAACGTGAGGCACGGCCGCTTGCCGCCCTGCCCGACCGAGTTGCGGCGCTGCTCGTCTTCGGTGTCCCACTGCTGGCCCGCGGCGAATTGCAGGTCGATCAGGGCCTCGGCGCGGATCTCCTGCTCGGCGGTCTGCGCGAGCTTCAGTCGCGCCTTGCAGGTCGCTACGAGTTCGTCGTCGGAGGTCTTACGCGCCATCCATCATGTCTCCGAGCGATCGCTTCGGCTTTCGCTTGGTCTTGCCTGCGGTGTCGAGCGCGATGGCGACGGCCTGCTTCTGGCTTTTGCCGGCCGCCCGTTCAGCCTTGATGTTCTGGGCGACGACCGCTTTCGACGCGCCTGGTTTCAACGGCATTGCGCCCTCGCCTGTTCGATCAGCCGCCGGATGTCGCCCGTGATGAGTTCGATCCCTTCGCGCGCCGCGGCCGCGTCGTAGCTGTCGCCCTCGAGCGTTCGATCCAGCCACTCGACGAACGCATCGAAGCGGCCCTCGATGCGTTCGAGTTCGCGGACGGTCAGGTTGTCCATTTATCCCTGCGGGTTGTCCATGAGCAGCGAGTGCCACTCGGGCTCGGGTCCGGCCCCGTCGCAGTAGTTCAGGTAGTCCACTACGGCCTGCCCGACGTCCGGCGGAATGCGGCCGTTCGGAAAGTGGGCGACTTCGTTCAGGATGCTCGCCAGTTGATCCTCAACGAAGTCCTTTTCCGGGAGGAACACGAGGACCATTTCGCGCCAAGCCTTCGTGGCGTCCAAGCCGGGATTTTTGCCTTCGTAGTATCGCTGTGCCATTTTTCACCCCATCCAACTTCCTGCGCCGCCGCCGTACCGCCCGCCCTCCCGCTCCTCCGCACTTACCGGCGGCACGTGGGCGGCGAACGTCAACGCCAGCGCGTCACCGCGGTCGGGCGATGCCACGCCGCGCTTCGCCATCGACTCCTTCGCCTCGATCACAAGCTGGTCCGAGCGGTTCAGGTGCGAGCCAGGCGCGGTCAGGTCCGTCTCAAGGACCACGTCATCCGCCGGGATCGCGCCTCGCTCGAGCCACGTTTTCATCCGCTCCCACATGTACGCGCGCATGTTCGCCTGGTGGCGGTCGGGAGACGGCGCCCCGAAGTTGACCTCTTGAATGTTGTCGAAGCGTGTACGGAGTCGCTCAACGTAGGGGGCGCCGTACGCGGAATCAACGAACATCATGGACACCCGGTGTCCCGGCCGCTTGTCGCCGAGGATCTCGGAAAGTTTCGCGAGGATGGCGCTGCGCTCCTGCGAGTGCTCGCCGGGGATGGCGATCGGCGGGATCGACCGG